TAATACCAATTTGTCCGCCACCTTGAGCAAACTGAATATCAGAGAATTTAGAATAGGATGGAATATTAGTACCACCGCCCATCTTATTCAAATTCAAGAAGAAGGGTGCTCCAAACTTATCAACTGCTTTTTTAGAGATGACAACTTCTCCAGGTTGCGCTGCAACTAACTGGGTATCTTTTCCAGCACCCCTGATTCTTCTACCAGTTGATCCATTAATTTTGCCGCCATTACTATTCTGTGTTCTTCTAGAAGGAAGCATCTTGCCACCTCTACTATATCCAGCAAGTCTTCCTTTGGGAACAACTCCACCACCACGCATTTCACCCAAAACTCCTACTGGATCTCCAGTAGTTCCTCCAAATTTTCTAGTATCATCTAATTGTGTCTGCCCCTCTTTTGCGTCTGGATCATTTGACTTTGACTGAGACTGCATCACCAGTCCAGTGGCAGCAGCCCCTACAATTGCTGTTGCGAGAGCAGCTTTTGGATTATTTCTAATAATACCAAGTAGTTTGGGAATACCCTTCTTGACCATAAACATGGTCATCTTTACAATTCCACCTAAAACTGTTCTAATAAGTTTTCCAAGAGGAGTTGCAAATATAACCCATGCTGCGAGTATAGTTGGCCACCAATCTCCAATAAATCTCAATAAAGATTGCAACTTTTTCTGATTGTTTCCATCAGCAAGCCAATCCATCAATTTAACCAATGCTCTACCAAGTAAAACAGTTGTGATAAATTGTATGATTCTATCAAGCAAACTTAATGCTGGTGCCAAAACTCTTTTAGCAAGAGCCATAGTCTTCTTGACAGCACCTTCTAACTTATTCTCTCTATCAGATCTCTTTGATTTTTCCCTAGATCTTCGATCTAACTCCGCCTGTCTTCTGAGTATGGAGAATTGATCCTCCATAATCTTGAGGATAGACTCTACACTCTTTCTAATTGCAGCAACATTCTCTTCAAGAGTTGCTTTTCTTTTAGGTCTTTGTGGTCCTGCTGGTGGAAGTAACTTCTGTGGTGGTTCTGTTGCGCCAGTAACAAAGTTTTTAGCACCTTGCAACGGTGGAACGCCACCTCTCTGTTCCCGCTTTTTGTTGATCTTAAATCGACCAACTTTACGCCTTACTCTCTTATATTCTTCAAGTACTAAATCGGATTCTTCTGAAGAGACAGAAGGTTTTGTCATCCTTGCTTCTATTGCCCACCCCTTTAGCAGAGAGATATAAGTATCATAATCAATATCAAATACATCTTCTAATCCAAGAAGTTTTAATATTCTTTCATCAATCTCTTCATCTACAAGATCTTGTCCACCAACACCCTCATACATTTTTGGCACAATTGCGCCTGGAGGTTGTTTTGGTTTTGTAGTTGGTTCCGACCACGCCATTGGTGGATCTTCTGGATCATTATATCCCTGAAATTCTCCAGTGTCCTCTTCCTCTGGTTCCTCAACCTTAGGTTGTTTTACATTTGGTAATTTTGGTTCCTTTGGTGGTGGTTTTGGTTTACTCTTATCCTCTACGTAATACTTCCAAATGTATAAAACGTAGTTATTATATAAATCTGCTTCCTTTGATGTTTGTGGGAATATAATAGAAGGAGAAGGGTAGTCCTTCTCCGACTTATCCCATGCTTTTAAAAATATATCGTGTACTTTATCTGGATCTACTCCAAACTCATTAGCAATCAGAAATTTAGAGCGTGCAATGTATCCACCTATAGACGCTCTAAATCCGTTCTTCCTTTTTAAGACTCTGGAATACGGTATTATCTCTGATATGTAGTTTGGAATATTCGCCATTAGCTATTAGATTGCTGTTGCGCCTTGAGTTTCTCTTCTTCCAAATGAGCCTTCAATAATGCAACATAAACTTCCCGCTCCCATGGTATCAAATTTTCAACCTCAGTTAATGAGTATTTATGGTACTGTAACAGGGCAAAATTTAATTTATAATAATTCTCCAGATCCATGTGAGAGAGTGCTATGCGAAAAAACTTGACAGTCCCTCCAGCACAACGGTGCTCTCAACTCCAGTATTTGGATTTTTAATCTTAATCTCATGTGAGAGTTTGGGCATTGTCTCAAAAAACTTCTCAATCTTTTTAAATTGAGATGAATTCATCTGCTCTAAAAAGTCATTGATTTCTTTTTTGGGAACATCTTTTGCTGCCCAAGACTCTTCTTCAGTAAAAATTTGATCGATACAAGAAGCAATCAAATCAAAGGACTGTTCAACATTATTGGTAGAAGCAAAATCAAAATTGCTCTTAATAAATTGATCCAGTGATGGATACTTCATCTCCATCGCAATAGAATCATCTATTTTAATTTGCCTATCGTGATCAGGATTTTTTAATACCTTAATATCGTCAATGTTAATGGTTGTAGGAACATAAGTTTGTTCATCATCTGGGCAAAGGATGTTAACTTCCAAGTCCTCACCGACAGACTTACCACGAATATTTAAAAACAAATATTCAATATCAAAAGTGGGAAGATCTTCAACCCTTACGCCTTTTGTTAAAATGCAATTTTTAATTACAGTCTTAATAGAGGTTGTTATCTGTTTAGTATCTTCACTTTCCAGTGCAAGAACGAGCAGTTTTTCTTCTCTAACTAAAAATGGTCTATATTGAATTGATTGTCCTGTAGATGGCAATTCAAGGTCATATGTTGGAGTTGATATAGTAGGTAATGGCATGAAAAAATCCTTATGAAAAATTCAGGTACTTTATTTAGACTCAATTATTAGAATAATGATGAGAATCCAAGTCCATAATTATTGCTATTAAATAGACTTTTATTGTTATAAAGATCACCAAAATTTAAACTGCTGTTAAAAGATGACGATCCAGAAGGAACGTCTGGATTACCTGGAGATGCAGAATTATTTTGAGATGGATCTGTATATGCACCATCATTTTGAGTCTCAATCTCTGATATAAAATATCTAGAGTAAGTAAATGATACTGTACATTTTAGCACCTGAGATGCTTCATATGTAACTGGAATCGTATTAACTGCTTTTGGGAACGCTTGCATGAAGTTATAAACCAATAAATTTGTTGATTTACTTTTTCCAGATCCCAAATCTCTCTCAAATTTTACAATCTTCAAAGAATCTGATTGATAATCCTTAGGATATTTTAATTCATTAACAAATGTTCGAGAGGATAACTGTTTGTCAGTCTTTCCTTCTTCCCCAACAATATACTTCATCCAGTAATCAAAAAATCTAATCTGCATGTAGTTACTATCTTGAGTAACCATAAAGGTAAAATCTATGGTCTCATCATGCAATCTTGAATATGCATGTCTCTCAACAATACCATGAAAATCTCTATTAGTTTCAATAGTAGCAATACTAGATCCAGGTAATGATGCCTCTACACAAGTCAATTCTAAAAGTTCTCTATCCCAGGCAGAAAAACTAAATCCCTCTCCTGGCGGTTTTTCTACCAAAACAGCATATATCGAAGTTAGAGCAGGATTCAAAATCCTACTCTTCAGCGTATTCATTGTTACTGCTGGATTTATGCCTAATGACATCTAAATAAAGATAAAGACCCTATATTATATGTAGACAAGTTCTATGAACGAAAGTATTAAAAGTAGATATTACCCATCATACCCTAAGAAGTATAAAGGTAATCCAAATAATATAGTATGCAGAAGTAGTTGGGAACGTAAATTTTGTGTTTGGTGTGATTTGAATGAGAATATTATAGAATGGGCAAGTGAAGAATTCTGCATTCCTTATAGATCACCGATTGATGGTAAAGTTCATAGATACTTTCCAGATTTTTTAATTAAAGTTAAAGAAAAAACTGGGTCCATAAAAACATATGTCGTTGAAGTAAAACCAAAACGACAAACAGAACCACCAAAAAGAAAGTCTAAAGTGACAAAATCATTTATCTATGAAGCAAAGACTTATGAAGTAAATAAAGCAAAGTGGAAGGCAGCAGAAGAGTGGTGTAAAGATAGAAGACTTGAATTTAAGATTATAACGGAGGACGAACTAGGTATCAAGTAATGAGTAAAAAAACACTTTTTGAAGAATTAAGAGAAGAAGTAGATTTAGAATCGGGAAGATCTCCATTCTTCTACAGGAGAGCTTTTAGAAGATTGACACGTAGATACATGTCAAAACCAGATCTTTTTATTCGGGATGAACGTTCAGATGCCACCGATGATGAAGATGAGAGAGATCAAAACCTCCTAAGAAGATACCCAAAACAGGGACATCTTTTTATGTTTGAGTATTCGTCAGCAAAAGAGGATGTCAGTGTATTTGACCCATTCCCATTAGTCTATTGCATACGATTTAATGGGAGAACTTTTGATGGTTGTAACTTACATTTTATACATCCATTAAAACGAGGTATCGTAGTTGAAAATTTAAAAAGAGATAAACTCACATTACCATATAATTCAATCTCTAAATATAATATAAGTCAAATAAAAGGATTTTTATTAGACATCGCAATCGATGAGTGGACTACGGCATCATCTCTACCCATAGAAGATTTTGTTTCCATAAAAGACGGAAAACCACGAGAAATCAATGTTGCTGATGTTTGGAAAAAGAACAACAAATCCTTTAGAAGAATGCTTCGTGGAGCAAGAATCTACAAAGGATATGGTAAAAATGATACCGATTTTAAAGGTTAACTAGAATGAGTCAACCAGCATACGTAACTACAACCGATAAAACAAACACCACGGGTGCTGGTGGGACGGGTCAGGTTTATATTTCTCCAGCACATACCATATCGATTCCAGCAAACACTGGGGGTAATTATAATATAAATTATGTTGCAGCCTATGATCCAGCAACAAAAGAGACCGCCTATTATCAAACAGAAACAAATGCTTTTGGACAAAATCGATATGTTGACGCGAATGGGAACTATACAACAGACGCGAGCAAAGGTGTTCCAGCACTTGATCAAAGTAACTTATTAGGAACTAGAAGTGCAACAGGAGAATATACACCCAATGAAAATTATGGAACTAATACTTTAAGTGGTGAGGACATACAAAAAGGATTTGCTAATAACGAAACAGTTCAACAAAACCTTGAGGCAACAACAAAGTATACAGTAACGAGTGGGTTAACAACAGTAAATGGTGAAAAACCAACTGCAACACAAATAGAAGCAGCACTTCCTACAGTAAAAGCAGACGATAACGTTCCCTCTAACCCAGATCCAAATCAACCTACAGGTTCAAACCCAAATTCAAATCCAGATCCAGATGATGGTGGAGATGGAACTGTTAACCAAGAAAATCTAAACTTAAACTTTAGTGCTTTTGATGATTTTACTGCTCAAGGTGACAATTACAAATCTAAAACTGGAAATGCAAATTTAATTTATCCAGAAGGAGCCGATTTAGCAGTAAGTGATTTTGTAAAATTCACTGCCATGGTGTACGAACCATCAAACTTCTCAAGCACTGGTTTTGGATTTGAGACATCACAAGCTACAAACAAAGCTGGAGACACGGTAGTCTATCTTCCAATCCAGGGAACTATCGCAGACTCAAATGGTGTTGGTTGGAATGAAGAGACTATTAATGCCGCACAAATTGTAGGCGCTGAAATTGCAGGAACAACAATGGGTGCTGGTGTTGGTGCTGGTCTATCCAAAACAAATGAAGTTCTTCAAAAAGCAAAAAATATGAATGGAGAGGTGAAGCGAGGGATTATAGCTGCCATGACCGAATCTGCAATTGGAGCCAATATCTTGCCCAGAGTGTCAAGAGCAATATTTAACCCAAATACTGAACTCTTGTTTCAGGGTCCACAACTAAGAGCATTCTCATTTACATTTAAATTAACCCCAAGAAGTGATAAAGAGGCAGCAATAGTAAAAGATATCATTAAATTCTTTAAAAAGAATATGTCCGCAAAAACAACTGACAGTGAGTTATTTTTAAAAGCGCCAAATATCTTTAAAGTTGAATACATACGCAAAAATGGATCACATGATGGTATAAATTTAATAAAGGACTGTGCTCTACAATCCTTTAACGTTGATTATACTAGTGATGGAAGTTATATGGCATATAAAGATGGTTCAATGTTCTCATACAGTTTAACAATGCAATTCATGGAGTTAACACCAATATACTCCAAGGATTATGATTCAGGCACTGGTGCTTCACATAGCATAGGATACTAATTCAATGGCAAATTACTTTTCAAGAGTCCCATACATTGCATACGTCTCCAGAGACTTAGAACATAATGCTATTGGTGACTACACAATAACAAAAAACCTCTTTAAAAGAGCAAAAATAAGAGAAGACCTATTTCAGGACTTAAGTTACTTCCAGAAGTATCAAATTCGTGGTGACCAAAGACCAGATCAAGTTGCAAATGATTTTTATGGGGACGCCTCTCTTGATTGGGTAGTATTATTGTCAAACAATATCCAAAATGTGTATGATGAATGGCCAAAGACACAAGTAGCACTCGATAGACACTTGTTAGATAAGTATGGAACTTATGAAAATCTTTACGGTGGAATTCACCATTATGAAACCCTACAAACGTACACTACTGACGGATATGTAGTTGTTCAGGATGGAGTAGAAGTAAACGAAGGTTTTTATAATGCACCAGAATATGAAATTGAGATGGACAAAAGTCTGCTACTTCCATCAGAAGTTCCTGGAATTTTTGCACAGGGAACTGCTTCCGTAGATACAGTAAAAGGAGAAGTAACTAAATTATTCATTACTGCTCCTGGTGCAGGATACACCGATTTTGGATCTGTAACTATTGAAGATCCCCCAACTCCCAGAAAAGGAGTATTATCAGTTGCTCTAAATACACCCCCAGATGATAGAGAAATTGGTCTCGTTACTATTGTTGATGCAGGAACTGGTTATACATTCCAACCGATTGTAACGTTTAGTGATCCACCACCAACAATTCCACCAACACTTGAAGCAGTCATTGGAATTGGAGGAAGTATTGAGAGTGTAACTATCGTTGATCCTGGAGATGGTTATACCTTTACACCGACAATAACATTCCCACCTCCACCAAATATCATTGAGAGTGCAGCATTTGTTGGAGATTCAAACTTTACTGTTGGCAGTGGATTTGAGGGTTGGTACTTAGATCCTCAAGGTATTAGAGTTTACACTTGCCATGGTGCAAACACATATACATTGGGTACTATCGAATATTACGAGTTGTCCAGTACACATAATATGTCAACTGGATCATTTGTAACAAAATTAGACTTAAACTTTGGTGGTATCACTTTCCAGTATGCAACTGGTGTTGAGTTCAAACCAGATGGATCTAGAATGTATGTAAGTGGTCTTACAAATTCTGGTAACAAGATTGCTCAATATGATTTATCCACTCCATGGGATATATCAACAGCATCTCTTGCAGGATCAGTAAGTATGCCATCTATGGCAGGAATGAGAGTTCAAGATACTGGAGAACATCTCTATATTCTGGATACAACTGATCCAGATACAATTAAAAAGTATCAGATGATCTCAAACTGGGACATTACTACGATGTTCCCATTACCAGTTCAGACAGCAAATGTTTCGGTTATATGCCAACCCAACGAATCATCTATTCGTGGATTCTCATTTAAAGATGATGGAACAAAAATGTATGTCTCAGGTACAGACAACAACTCACTATTCGTAATTACACTGAGTACAGCATGGGATATAAGTGCTTTAACTTTATTGGGAACATTAAATGTTCAAACTGCTAGTGGAGACTCTGTTCCCTTAGATACATTTACTAACTTTTTTGAAACATTATTCTTTATTGGTGGTAGCAATAACAGAAAAATCTACACTTATGATACAGATATTACTGCGACCGCAACAGCAACAGTTGGTGTCGGAACTAGAGCAGAAACAATTGTTGATATTACAATTACAAAACCAGGAACTGGTTATACAACATCAGCACTACCAACTGTCGGCATTCAACCACCTATTCCACACAGAACTGCAACAGGATACGTGACAATTAAAAATAGTGCCGTAGATACTGTTATTATTCAAGATCGTGGATATAACTACAGAACTCCACCCGTAGCAATCATTGAAAATCCCCTTCCCCCAATTACAGCAACCGCGAGTGTGAAGACTGAGCAAGGAGAAGTGCGGGAAATTCAATTAAATAATCCAGGAAGAGGTTACAGTTCAATACCTCAGTTAATCTTCAGTAAACCAGGACCATTATATACACCATCAGTTGATGAAGTATATGAAAGAAATGGTCAAGAATGGAAGTATGATGGATTCAACTGGAGAAGAAGATTGACCTATGGAACAATCTACTATGATAATGGAAAAAATGATTTAAATGAAATTCCAGGTAAAGTAGCAGCAAGACCAATTACAAATTATGAATATGAAGATCGTATTGAATCTAAAAAGAGATCTATTTACTTACTAAAACCATCCTTCTTATCAATTTTATTTAATGATCTAGAAGATATCATGCCATATAAAAAGGGATCCACACAATACGTGTCTGAATCCCTTAAAAAAGCAGATAATCCTAGATTGTATAATTAACCTTTAAAAAGGTTAATATATGCTGCAATGACCAACAAAGTTAGGCAAAATTGATTATAGTTCAACTTTCTGCCAGACGTTGGAAGTAGGAGAGAGCATCATCATCATCTTCACCACTTGAAGAAGAACTGGAAGAAAGATTATTGAGTTCTTGACTCAGTTCTTTGGGAAGTTCGGATTCTTCGCTATTAGAGCGACCACCAAAACTAGGGGTAAAGGAACCACGAGTGTTCTCTTCAAATTCAACCTCTTCATCAAGATTTTGCATACGAGGAGTTCCCTTCTTGCCAAGAACATAATCAAGGCGAGTTTGAAGTTCTTCGTAGGTCTTGAATTGGTCAGTTGCTGTAAGAGCAGTCAAAGAATACTGCTTCTTCCAGAGTGCTTCAAGAGCATCATCGTCATCCAGAAGTGCTCCAGGACTATCGAATTCGGATTTATCATAATTCCAATAACCATCAACCTTACGAATCTTCAGTTTGAAATTCGCACCTTGCCAGAAGTCGAAGGGGTTGATAGGAGTCTCATCTTCAAACTCAGGTTGCATCGCTGCCATGACCTTATCAAAGATCTTTTTACCAAATTTGAAGAGGAAGACACGACCTTCATTAGAAGGATTAGCAGGATCCTTTACAACGTAGATATTGCTGTAATAGGACAGTTTGCGCTTTTGTTTGCGTACAATCTCTTTATCTTTGTCGTTGCCGCTGTTCCAGAGAGTGCGGTTGTACTCGGAGACGGGATCTTTCTGACCAATGGTAGTCAGAGAGTTCTCGATGTACCAACCACCAGGACCTTGGAATCCATGGGAATACATTTTGATCCAGGGAAGATCTTCCCCATCGGGAGCAGGCAGGAAGCGGATCACGGCATAACCGTTACCCGTTTTGTCCATTTCTGGTTTCCAGAGACGATCATCACCGCCGCTAGAGTTGTTATTCATCTTCTCGACTTCTTTAACAAGTTTGGAAGTCAGTGAACCAAGAGAAGATTGCTTCTTGAGATTTGCAAAAGACATTAGATTACCTCAGATTAGTTTGTATTCGGCTTGTGTGTACCCTTTAGGGCACTTGCGGCGAGTACGTACCTATTATAGTGCAAGTGCCCGTTTTAATCAACCCTCTTTGTCTACGACCTGCTCCTTCATGTGCTCGATCAATTTTTCCATATTGCTGAAAATGATATTCATGTCCACATCAGGAGACATGCCAAGCATAGCAGCAGATCTTGTGATATTCTCCTTCATCTTCTTTGCTTCTGGATCATCAGATAGGGAAAGTCTAGTATAAAGGACCTTCTGCTTCTCAAGCAAATTTTTAAGCAAATCTACATGATCCAGTTTATCTTCTTTATTCATCTGATAAAAACTAAACATGTTTTTATACAGTTTATCTTGGAGTTCGTTAATATGAACGATTTCTGCTCTAACGACTTCTGAATCAAAAAAACTCATAGTACGCACTCCTTGACAATTTTGCGATATTTGAATATATCAATATTTAGGAAGGGATCATATTTTTTAATATTCTTGGAAACCGCCTGCCAAACGGGATCATCAAGTTTCTTATCAAAATTGTTCCCGAAGAGGAATATTCTATTGTATATTACCAGGGTTTCCATACTAATTTTACCGATCAGGAACTTTTTTAAAAGTGGGGGATGACCAGAACTACAGTCAAAAACCTCCTCTAACCCATATTCACTAAAAAGATCACAAGTCTCTTCCTTGAACACATAGGTAAGAGACTCATTTCTTTTTTTCCACGAGTTATAAACAGACTCACCTTCACGAATTAATTCGCCAATCCACATCGAATTAGCATCGGTAGAATGAACAAAATTAGACACAAAAAAGTTAACGACTTCTTGGTCGTTTTTTTGCCTACTCATCTTCTCAAACCAATACCTGTCTTTCCTCTTATAGAAGGATTGTAGAGAGGCACGGGTTCTGCCACAATATTTGTGATAGTCGTACTTATCCTTTGTAAAGTGATTTTTTAGTCCAAGATAAGTTTTATATACATCAAAGGGAGTCATTTTTACAAAAAGGGTATTCACGTTTTTTCCCCGCGATAAATTTTCCGACTTTTTTTGAATTAAAAGATCAATTTCGCTCTGGAGGTTCTCTTAAGGAAGTTCAACTCCATTGCATCGTACTTAATCTTCTCCTTCAATGGTTTTGATATAAGTTTGGGAACTGATTCTAAATCAATACTATTACGTTCACAGAAGAATATAATAGCATCGATATAATTCATTTCATCATTATCCCTAACCAAAACCTCAATCTCTTGGGCAAACTTAGTAGGACAAAAGAATTTTTTTTCTAGTACCTTTTCAAATTCGTCTTCGGTTTTACTGGGCATAGGTCTCCAGTTTGTAGTTAAGAAACTCTCTAATGTACTCTGATAAGAGCTTAATGTATTTTGTTTTGTCATACTCTTCATAAACTACACACTCTCCATTCTCACATGCCATAATGATGACAAGTTTTTTTACTGATATACCCGTGAGTTCGTACAGCATACAACCATATGCCATGCACTGCACGAAGTAGTGTTCGATCCACTCTCGCGGTTTAGGTTTCTTAGAAGTTTTAAAATCAATAATTGCCAACTCGCCGTCAAACTCAGCAATACAGTCTACAGTGCCTGCAACTCCAAGCACCTTGCTATAAAGAGAACTCTCTAGTGCGTGAATATTATTTATCTTGTTTAAATCTGGTTTAGCAATTTTAAACAGAAACTCTGACAAAGGTTGAACAGAAGGGAGATCAAGATTTTTAAGATGATGCTCAGTCAACGTGTGCATATCCGTTCCTCGACTTGTTGCTTGTCGAGTAATCTTGTCTGCTTTCTCCTCACCAATTTTTTTACGCCAGTCTGCAAAGAACTGGCGATTTTTATGACTAGTTACAGAAGTGATGGAGACTAGTCTTAATAGTTCTCCATCATCTGGAACCTTATAATAACGAACACCATCTATAGTTTCCCTCTGTAAGTTGGGAAGATTCAAATCAATGTGAGTAAACATCAAAATCCTAATTCATGTTTTGCAATAAGATATTCCTTACAGAGACCCGAACGGACGATATCATCAAGACCAAACTCAATCATATCAAACGATGGCATTACTCTAAGAATTTTCATAAAGTCGATGATACCATTACGCTCATTGGTTTTTTGCAAGTCGGACTGAGTTGCATCACCGCAGAAACAAATTTTAGTATTCTCACCAGACCTTGTAATTATACTATCAAGTTCATGAAAATTCAAGTTTTGGAATTCATCTACAATAATAATTGCTTTGTCAAGAGTTGTTCCTCTAAGGAAAGAGGTAGACCAAAAACTAATTGACCCCTGAGTCTTCAGATTACCATAGAGCATTTCAAAGTCAGCATCTGTTGCCATCTGGAACATGTATTTGACCATGTTCTTATATGGAATTTGATAGATGTCCGCTTTATCCTCATGAGTTCCAGGGAGGAATCCAATTTCTCTAGTAGCTACGAGAGACCTAACAATATAAATCTTTTCATAAGGACTATGCTCATCAAGAACATCCTTTAAAGCATTATAAAGAGTGATAAAGGTCTTACCTGTACCTGCTGCACCATACGCAACTATGTTTTTGTCTGCATCAAATGAGTCAAAGAGTCTTGCTTGATTGTCTGTAAGCGGCTCAATATCAAGTAAAAATTCGGAGTTAATAGGTTTTCTCCTTTTCATTTGTTTTGCCGTCATACCGACACCGATTGGTTGCAAATCGGACCTTCTCTTTCTTGCCATAAGGGTTAATTTGAAGTAAGGGTTGTTTTTTGTTCATTATTTAGAACATGATACCACAAATAATTTGCGGCACCAATAGCAGTCCCGCCATCATGTGCTGTCGGGTCAATGTAAAAATTAATTTGCGGGAATGCTTTGGCATATTCATAGTTGTTGACACAGTTTAAAAAATATCCACCAGATAACACTACATTGTTCGTCTCAACCTTGTCCAACAGCGATTGTATAAGACGAATGGTGTGTTTTCTAGTCTCATCCTGTGCCTTCTTTGATAAATTTGCTATTACATCAAAATTAAATTCTGGAGTGTGATACTCCGATGGATCTAAAGTTGGATTGTTATAGCAATGCCTGTAACTATTTAATATAGTTTCGTTGTCCGTAATCCAGGTATCTGTTTCTTCATCATACATAAACCAATCAGAAGTACATGCCTTATCGGCATCACCATAAGGAGAGATGCCCATCAGTTTACCAGCACTCATGATCCCAGTGATCTGCATGATACTATTAAAAATCCAACCACAACTTGCAGTTGTTGATAATACATACTTATCATCAACGATAACTGGTTTTGATTTTAGTTTAAAGCATTCCCCTTGAGGAGTATATACCTTTTTGATTGTCTCTATTTGTCCCCCAGAGAACTGATACATTGATTCAGATTCTCTAAGAGTAATGTAGTCATTGAAATAATGACCACCTCCATCCAAGACTAAAGCAGCAGCTTCATCAAACCCAGAAGAATAAAACGCACTACATGCATGATATAAGTGATGCTCCCAATAGTAGTGAGAGTCTCCAAAGGTTATTCCATACTGAGTTAAGTTTGTTTTTACATCTTTTATGATGTCATCATCACAATAATCATAAACATGAAGACCATTTACTTTGCCATAAGATGAGAAGGTAATGTGATCTAAATGTCTAGTATATTTTAGGATGTCTAGAAGACACCGCATCATACTTTTAGGCAACCACTCTTCTTCTTTCCTACCATTGTACCTATCGTCTTCCATGTAATAAATTAACTCACCATCTTCAAGCAGAGCAATAGAAGGATGGTGAGAGATATTAACACCAAGAATAAACATAATTAAATCTTTTTGACTTTAGACTTAGGTGCTTTGGATGCTTTTTCAAGGACATCATTCCAACCTGGATGCTTTTTGATGAGTTTATCTTTCCATTCACCAACCTCTGCAGCGTTTGGACAGGTAGAAGGATCACTCCAGTCACGAATCCAATCGGGATTGGCATCCTTCCAATCATCCCAATCATTTACACTCATTGTAACTTCTTTTTGTTCACCAGTTTTGGTGTTAACTACAGGATAAGTTGCCATAATGTTACTCGATAAGGATAGAAGGGGCATCTTCACACTCAGCACAACCCTCTCGGGTCCAACCAAGTGCTTCAGAAATAATTGGGAACTGGCAAGTGAAGAGACACTTAATAGACTCTGCCAATTCCATATGTTCTTTTTGTGTACCATTTGCAGTACGAAGATCAATATAATGAACCCACGAACGAATATTGCCACTCATATAGAGTCTGGTTTGAGTTGCTTGGGGAAGAACAAAACGAGCACACTCTTTTGCAACTCCATAGTCAAGAAGTTTATTGTAAAGATCTAAACTTTCTTTAAAGTGGAGTTCGATCATTCCCTCCATGTATGCCTTGTCCCTGGGGTTGATATCATCAATGGAGTTTTGGCGGTTTTTATGATCTTGACTGCGAAGATCAGGAATAGGAAGTTCTAATTGCAATTCCTTACTATCAGCATAACGTTGCGAGAATTGCTGATATGTGAAGGACCTATGACGAAGCACTTGAGTCGCCACAGCAAGAGAAGTATTCAATTCAACAGTCATAAAAGCATGTTCAAAGATGCTCCAATGACGATTCTTAATACAATACTTCAAGAGACCAGCAAAGTTATCATTCTCCTGGTTCTTGGGGTTGCTTACACGGGCACAGTAGGCGATGTGCTGCTCAGCATCGGGGGTTACTGAAATAAGTTTAGCAAGTTGACTCATTTAATTCTCCAAATAATATTTAAAAATTTCTAATGCATCGTTCCAGTGAATAAATTTACCCCTATGATCTGCTGGAACAAAACATAAGGTCCACCTTCCTTGGGGAGTTGGATTATTTGTACCATGAAGAATACCCACGTTTACAAGACTGGGGCGGTTGGTATTTGCTTGGAATAGCAATTCACAATCATCTTCTTCTGCCCAAAGATTGTCGTGCTTCTCACCAGTAAGATCACCATACCCATTCATTTGTTTTCTGACCACTTTGTCAGACTTCCACCATTGTATCACACCTTCTTCTGGTCCCCAAGTAATGTTTATCTTAGTATGCATTGTGTACATACCATGATCAGTGTGAATAGGAATCTTAGAATATGGTGGGGTATAAAAGACCTCTTTTAGCATTAATGTTAACCCCAAATCATTAAACCAATCTTCGACTGGATAAAAAGGATAGTCATTAATGTAAAAATGCTTAACCGTATTCGGTTGTTGTTTAAATTGTTCAAGTGGAGATAACTTGAATGGGAGATTTAAATATCGGTGATACCAATTAGTCGCAGTAACCATCGTCGTCTTCAAAAACTTCGTCGTAATCTTGTATGGGTTGTGTCTTCCAATCAGGAAACTCCAAATAAGATTGAGTATCAGAATATACCTCTGCCTTTAAAGAGTCCAGCAGAGTTTCAAGATCACGGATGATTATTTTTAATTTTTCTTTATCCATACTTGTTTATACTCTCTAACAATCTTAGCACAAAAAAAGGGGGGTAGTCAACCCCCTAAAAGACTATTGCAGTAATCTCCTACAAATACGTTTACATGTTCCTTGATCTTCGTCACACTCAATCAAACAATTATAGTAATCATTGATTAAATCTAATTCTTCATTATGTTTTTCTACAGTCTTTTCAAAATGTCTCCATTCTGCAAGCTGATTATAAGAAACAAGGTTGTGCATAATACCTCCATGCAACAGTAAATTCATAACGAAGTAAAGGTTTTATTACATTGGTCTTCCCCGAAGATGTTTATATTATATGTGATCCCAAACAAATCGTAAATCCGTAAATATACTCATAAAAAAAGGAGGGTATCAACCCCTCCTGTTAAAGATAGGTTCTACGGATAACATATCCTCAAACCATTCTCTTAAATGTATCCGATAACAAGACCAGTACTTGCATCCCCTATAAGTTAGTTGATAGCAAGCAGGTGGTCTGCTATCTTTATCCATATCATCATGATGATATGTGTAATGTTCCATTACTTCACCTTTGCTGGGCAGTGACCTGCGGCACAAAGTTGAGCGGCGTGTAGTTTAGATTCCTTGACTTGCTTTGCCTTGATGACAGAGAGCCAGTTGGATGCAACTACTTTCTTCATTTTACAACCTCCTTAGTTACTTCGTACTTGTGACCACGATAGGTTTCAGTAAAAGTTTTAACTTCGGTTTGTTTCTTAGCGTGAGGATCATAAGAGATGCCACGATAAGAAGTGTTGTTGCTGTAAAGGTTAAGAAGATTCATTGGATTACTCCTAAAGAAATGAGAATTTTACTTCCCGTTCCTTCAGTCGTGTGCGTCCTTGCTATCAAAACAATGAGGATCTGTATGATTCATCCAATGGATGAGAATATCAGACTTCTCAAAGGGAGTGAAAAGAGTTGTCTCTTCCAATCCTTGCTTCAACCATTCATAGTCTTCACAGCGAAGATAATTCTCCACTGGGACATGACTAAAAAAGATCAGTGCCAA